AATGCCTAACCTTATTGCCTATGATGTAGCAGGTGTGCAACCAATGACAGGTCCTACAGGACTTATCTTTGCAATGCGCTCTAAATACTCTACACAAGGTGGTACAGAAGCATTACACAACGAAACACCATCAGCATTTGGTGGTGGTACAGCGGCATACGCTGCAGACGCTGGCAACAACGACCCTCTATTCGCAGATGTAGGTACAACCGCAGGTGGCTCATATGCTGTCAGTTCTGGAATGACCCGCAGTGGTGCAGAAAACCTCGGTGTTTCTGGAAACGCATTCAACGAAATGGCATTCAGCATCGAACGAACTGCCGTAGAAGCAAAGACAAGAGCATTGAAAGCAGAATACACAACTGAACTCGCACAGGACTTGAAAGCAGTTCACGGACTTGATGCAGAAACAGAACTTGCTAACATTCTTAGCACTGAAATTCTTTCAGAAATCAACCGCGAAGTTATTCGTGTAATTTACAAGAATGCTAAACTTGGCGCACAACATATGGACCTCAATGGTCGTGGTGTTGGTTCAATTACTGGTATCACAGGTTCGACTGCTGGTGACCTAGTAACTGACAACCTACCAAGTGAACTTTCAGGCGGTAGAGGTGTTGGTGGTGTTTACGATGTATACAATGACGCAGACGGACGATGGAGTGCAGAACGATGGCGTGGTATGCTCTATCAAATCGAAAGAGAAGCAAACCAAATCGCAAAAGAAACTCGTCGCGGAAAAGGTAACTTCGTTATCGTTTCGGCAGATGTAGCATCCGCACTCGCAATGAGTGGTTTCCTACAAATCTCACCAGCAATGGCAACTAACCTAACTGTCGATGACACAGGTAACACATTCGCAGGTGTACTTAACGGTAAATTGAAAGTTTACATTGACCCATACACAGGTCTAGGTAACAATGTTAAAGCAAGAGATTACTGTTGTGTAGGTTACAAAGGTACTTCACCTTATGATGCTGGTCTTTTCTACTGTCCGTATGTTCCACTACAAATGGTTCGTGCAGTTGGTGAAAACACTTTCCAACCAAAAATCGGGTTCAAGACTCGATACGGAATGGTAAACAACCCATTCGTAAATGTTGGTGCAGGAATCAGTGACCCACATAATGCGGCGTCAACCCGTAACAACCAATACTATCGAATCTTTAGAGTCGATAACCTTCATGGTAATGATGCTTAATAATTAAACTTCTCTCCCCCTGTGGAAGTTTAAAGAGAAAAGGACCACCTTCGGGTGGTTCTTTTTTTATATAAATATAAATAACAATGGAGGTATTATACAATGGGTATAACAGGCAGTATCGAAATTTCAGGAAATTATGAGAAGAATGTTCTCAAAAGGCAGCCGAGTAATACTAATTTTCTTCTGACTACAGGATTCAAATTTACATTACAAAGAATTCCTGCCGTAACATACTTTTGTCAGTCATGTAACATTCCTACATTTTCTTTTAGTGAAGTTCTACAGCCGACAAGATTCAATCCTGCCAAACATCCGGGTCGAGGATATGACTACGGAGATTTAGATATTGCTTTCATTGTAGACGAGAACATGGAAAATTATTTGGAAATCTATAATTGGATGAGATTAATGGGAAATCTAGAAGACCATGTTGAATATGAAGAAAATACAAACCAGCATTTTTCTGATGCCAGTATTACAATTCTAAACAGTGCAATGAATGCCAACTTGTCCGTGAATTTTAAGAATATATTTCCAAAATCATTAAGTGGAATAGATTTTTCATCTACTTCAAGTGATACTGAGCCAATTCTTGTTACTGCCACTTTTGCCTATACATCATTTGAAGTTGTGAAACTTTAACCTTTTTCTTCTTGATTTGTTGAGTTTTTGGTATATAATACCAATATGGAACTAAGCGAGATAAAGAGAATGGCATACAAAGATATGCCCATAGATGACACAGAGTTGGATATAGAATCATTAAAGATTCCCCAATTACACAATAAGTATCTTAACCTATTTCATGATGAGAAACTTGTGTTATGTAAGACCGAAACGGACTATAAGAGTTTGTTGCGTACCAAATGGGAGTACTATACAGGCAAACTTGACCAAGACCAGTTAAATTATTATGGATGGGATATATTCCCTTTCAAAATACTCAAGAATGACATACAATTATATTTGGATGCCGATGCCGATTTGATTAAACTAAAAGGCAAGATGCAATACCAGAAAGAAAAGGTTTCATACCTCGAATCCATTCTAAAAAGTATTAATAATAGGCAATGGAGTATAAGGGGCGCCATCGATTGGAGAAAGTTTATCAGTGGCGTATAATCCAGAAACAGACATAATGAATAAGGTATACTTAAAACAGGCATATCTTCATGCCCTAAAGTATAGTAATGACCCAAGTACACAAAACGGTGCGGTGTTGGTTCATTCTTCTGGTGGAATTGTAATAGGCGCATCAAACGGCATTTCAAACAAACTTGAAAATAAACCCGAAAGATGGGAAAGACCACAGAAGTATGATTATGTCGAACACGCCGAACGAAATGTCATTTACAAATCGGCACAAAAGGGGATAGCAACTAACGGGTTGTTTATGTTCTGCCCATTCTTTTCTTGTCCAGATTGTGCCAGAGCAATTATACATTCCGGCATTTCAAAAGTTGTAGGACACAAACAGTTCTTTAACTTGGTAGACGATAGATGGAGAGAACCAGTCAAAACAGGAATAGAAATGTTAAGAGAGGCAGGAATTATATGTGTATTGTGGGATGGTGATGTATCCGATGGTACAATTACAATAAAGGTAAATGGTAAAGATTTTATACCATAAATAGTATTACATGAGTGATATCAAAATAAAATACAAAGATACTGTCAACATAAAAATAGAATGTGAAAGGGGAATAGCAAAAGAAATCTCTGATTACTTTACATTCAAAGTTCCCGGTCACCAGTATATGCCATCGTTCAAGAATAAAGTATGGGACGGGCAAATTAAATTGTATAACATGTATACAGAAGAATTATATGCAGGTCTGTTAGAATATGTTTTGAAGTTTGCAGAAGAACGAAACTATACAACAGAGTTGGATTCTAAATTAAAAGAACCTAAACGAAAAATTAATCTTGAGGCATTTTTATCATTAATGAACCTTACAGTTTCGGGTGAAAACATTACACCACACCAACATCAATTGAATGCAATAAATCATGCAATGCACAATGACAGGTGTTTGTTATTATCTCCTACCGGCTCTGGTAAAAGTTTAATGATATATTGTCTGTTGCGCCATTATTTGAATATTATTCCACCAGACAAAAAGGTTCTTATTATTGTTCCTACAACTTCTCTTGTGACCCAGATGATGTCAGATTTCGATGATTATTCAAAGAAAGAACACTGGAACGCAAGAGGAATGTGCCATACTGTAATGTCAGGTAAAGATAAATTGGACAAAAATAAAAGAGTAGTCATATCAACATGGCAATCAATCTATAAGTTTAGAAAGGAATACTTCGATAATTTTGGTGCAGTGTTCGGGGATGAATGCCATTTGTTCAAGGCAAAATCACTCACTTCTATTATGACCAAACTACACACTTGTCCCTTCCGTATAGGGACTACAGGGACGCTGGATGACTCACAGACCCACAAATTAGTAATAGAGGGGCTGTTCGGTCAAATTTTCAATGTTACCAGCACAAAAGACCTTATGGACAAGGATTTGCTGTCTAAATTAGAAATAGACACGATTTTGTTGAAATATGATGATAAAGAAAAAGAAGAAATAAAGAGAGCAAAATATCAAGAGGAACTTGATTGGTTGGTAAGAAATACCAAAAGAAATGATTTTATCAAAGATATGGCACTGAAATTAAAAGGAAACACATTAATTTTGTTTCAGTATGTAGAGAAACACGGAAAAATCATACATAGTATTATAGAGAAGAGCGCCGAAAAAGGTAGAAAGGTATTTTTTGTTCATGGCGGAACAGATGTTGAAATTAGAGAAGAAATCAGACATATCACAGAAAAAGAGAACAATGCAATCATTGTTGCATCGTATGGAACTTTTAGTACAGGTATTTCCATTCGCAGGTTACATAACATTATTTTTGCCTCTCCGTCAAAAAGTAGAATCCGTGTTTTGCAAAGCATCGGTAGGCAATTGAGAAAGTCAGACAATAAAGATGTCGCGAAGTTATATGATATTGGGGATGACCTTAGTTGGAAATCTTGGAAGAACCATACATTACGGCATTTTCTTTCAAGGATAAAGATTTATGAGTCGGAAAATTTTAAATTTAATTCTATCACTATTAGGATATAAAGGAAAAACAGAAATGACAAAAATAAATAATTACAAGATTTTAAAACTTAGAAGTGGCTCAGATGTCATTGCAAAAATAATAGGCGGGGATAAAAATAATTTAACCATACACAAACCAATGGAAATGAAAGTGGCTTCTTTTATGTCACCAGACGGATTAGACAAAAAGAATATTCTCTGTATGAAAGATTGGCTAGAATATACGGATACAAAAAATGAAATTACCATTCCTAAAGATTGGGTTGCTGTTTTTATGAATCCAGATAAAGATGTAATTAAATTGTACGAAATGGAAAAGACAAGAATGGCAAATGGACCAACTGAACCAAGACATATAGATTTACAAGAAAAAATATTACAAGAAGAACTTGAAAATCAAAATAAAGATGATACAATGAATGATGATATTGACCCAAACAGCGTCATTGTTACTTTTGCTATTCCGCCAAGCATGTTTCTTGCAATGATGGCACACGGAATGTTGAAGCCACCTTCAAATAATACGGAAGAAGGTAACGGTGATAGTGGGTATACCAGCGAGATATTAGAATCTTTGTTTGGAGAGATTAATGAGGAACTTCTACAAGGAATGGAAGAATTAGGAAATGGTGAAAATAACTTAGAATATGATGACAACGATTTACCAGATGGATGTAAGTGGCAGGATTGGCCAGAAGACCCAAACGATTTACTTTAAGGGGAAAATTTAGGATGAATATAAAGTGACCAAAAAAGTTGATGACTCAAACCATTATGTGAACAATAAAGAATTTTATCAACACATGATTGGGTGGAAAAAGGATATAAAAGAAGCAGAGAGTGTGGGCGAACCCAATCCTCCCGTAACAGATTATATTGGTGAATGTTTTCTTAAAAT